ATGATGGCACTCAAGCCTTGGGTACAGATCCTCCTCACCCTCAACGCACGGTGGCTCCGATGACACCAAGCGAACTCCGTGACCGTCTCCTCGACAACGCTGCACGACTCCGCACAGCACGCGACAGAAACAACGCAGTCGAAGTTGCGTACCTCGAAGCCGAACAAGACAGACTGTTCGACCAACGAACACAGCACATCGCAGCACGACGAGCACAAGCACAGCACTAGCCGTTGGTGCACACCACACCACGAGCACACAGCACGACACACAACGGTGGTGAACACATGGCACGCACAGGAGACCACTACTACCGACGCAACCGGGCCCAGATCCTCCAAGGGGAACCCACCTGCTACCTCTGCGGCCAACCCATCCCAACCGGACTCGACCAATACCACCCCCAAAGCGGCACAGCCCACCACCTCATCCCACACAGCCACGGCGGCAGCGACGACATCACCAACCTCGTCCCCGCCCACCTCGACTGCAACAAACGGCAGTCCGACAAGCTCACCACCGTCATCAACCGACACAGCCGAGCCTGGACCTGACCCCACCGGGGAACAGCCCGCAGCGGCCCACACAGCCCCGGCACCAGCCGCCCGCCGGCCAGGGAGGGGGAGGGGCCACCCCCCTCGACGACGCCAAGGGCGCAACACGGCGAGGCGGTATATACCCCCCCGGACCTTCCATTTCCACATGAGGCAGGTGATCGCATGGCTGGCAGACCGCGGTCGCTCGGTGTGATTGCTGCCGAGGGTGACCGGTTGAAGACGTTGGAGGCGTTGCGGGACAGGATCGCTCGGACGATTGACAGTCCGAAGACGCTCGCGCGGGATTTGGCGGCGTTGTCTCGGCAGTTGGTTCAGATTACTGCGGAAATTGATGATTTGCGGAAGCCTGCCGCTGCTTCTGGGTCGTCGGGTGGTGCGCCGGCTGGTGCGGAGCCGTCACCGCCGGTGAATGGCTTGGATGAGTTCCAGAAGAAGCTTGCGGAGAAGCGCGCCGCTGCTGGTTAACCGTGGGGGGTGTCCGTGACTGCAACGTTGGACACTTTGAGGCTCAGGGGCGAGCAGGAGCCGCGGTTGTGGGTTCGCCCGGATGATGCGGTGGGTTCGTTTGGGCCGGAGGCGATTGGTCTCGCGGCGTCGTATGGGCTTGTGGCGGATCCGTGGCAGGAACTGATCATCAATGACTGGTTGTCGTTCCGCGCGGACATGAAGTGGTGCTGTTCGCGGTGTGGTGCGAGTGTGCCGCGGCAGAACGGCAAGAACGGCGTGATCGAGATCCGTGAGCTGTTCGGCATGGTTGGTCTCGGTGAGCGCATTTTGCATACGGCGCATGAGGTGAAGACGGCGCGTAAGGCGTTCAAGCGGCTGAAGCACTTTTTCGGGGATCAGGTTCGGGATGCGAATGCGAAGTTCCCGGAGTTGAACGCGATGGTGACGGAGTTGCGGTCGACGAACGGCCAGGAAGCCATTGTGTTGAACAATGGTGGGTCGATCGAGTTTGTGTCTCGGTCGAAGGGGTCTGCTCGTGGCTTCACGGTCGACATCGTGGTGATGGACGAGGCGCAGGAGCTTGGTGATGATGCGTTCGAGGCGTTGGGGCCTACGACGCGTTCGGCGCCGCTGAAGAACCGCCAGTTCATTTGGACGGGTACGCCTCCGGGCGAGAAGAACGACAGTGCCGTGTTCACGCGCACGCGGTCGTCGTCACTCGAGGGCAATGCGACTCGTACGTGCTGGCATGAGTGGTCGTGCCCTGATGGTGTGGATTACGACGATCCGACCGCCTGGGCGCAGTCGAATCCTGCATTGGGTGGCCGTCTCGATTTCGAGACCATCCAGGAGGACCGTGGCGCGTTCTCCGATGAGGGGTTCGCCCGGGAGTGTTTGGGCATGTGGTCGGCGGCGTCGACGAACAGCCCCATCGACATGAAGACGTGGGCTGCGAACGCTGTCGACTTTGTGTCGGCTGAGAAGTGGGAGTGGCAGATCGATTCGAGGCCGGCGATTGCGGTGGATGTGGCGCCGGATAACGCGAAGGCTTCGATTTCGGCAGCCGGTAAGCGTGCGGATGGCCGGCCGATGGTGGAGTGGATCGAGACTCGCAATGGGATCGGTTGGGTCGTCGAGTATGTGAAGGCGATGTGGCGCAAGGAGCGTTTTCTGGGCGTGGTGATCGATGAGGGGTCGCCTGCGAAGGTGCTCATCGAGTTGCTCGAGAAGGCGAAGATCCCGGTGATCAAGGTGGGCGCGTCGTACATGGGTACGTCGTGTGCGTCGTTCTACAGCGAGGCGATGTCGGGAAGGTTGGTCCATTTGGATCAGCCGACTTTGAATGCTGCTGTGGCGGACGCCCGTAAACGCAATATCGGAACCGAGGGGTTGTGGGGTTGGAACCGGAAGAACACTTCGGTGGACATCACCCCGTTGGTTTCGGCGACGTTGGCGTTGGGGTCGATCAACGCTTCTGAGATCAAGCCGAAGCGGCAGATTTCGCACACGATGTTTGGCTTCAACTGAGAGGAGGCCTGATGGCTGACGCGCAGGACTACCTCACCGAGGGGCTGCGGAGGCTCGCTGATGCGAAGCCGCAGTGGCAGGTTCGACAGGATGCGTATGAGGGCCGGCATGAGTTGCCGTTCGCTCCGGAGGGCGCAAACCAGGAGTACATGGCCTTGCGGGAGATGGCGCCGCTGCCGTTGATTCGTCTCGCGGTGAGGACTGCGTGCCAGCGATTGCGGGCGGGTGGTGTCCGTACGGCGAAGGGCCCCGAGTTCGATCGGGAGTTGTGGCGGATCTGGGATCGCAACAATCTTGGTTCTCGGCAGCGCATCCCGTACACGGATGGTTTGGTGCATGACCGCGGGATCATGTCGGTGTGGCCGAACAAGGCGGATTTGGCGACGCCGATCATTCGTCCGGAGTCTCCGAGTTCGGTTCATGTGGAGCCGGATCCGTCTGATCCGTTCCGTTCTGCGTGGGCGGTGAAGACGTGGGTCGAGCGTGAGACCGGTAATCCGGATCGCACGGTCTCGATGTTGTATTTGCCGAACGAGTGGATCAAGTTCGTCGGCGAGGGTTCGAAGACGCCGGTGCAGACTGCGAACGGCAAGAATCCGCTTGGTCGGGTGCCGTTTGTGACGTTCGTGCCCGAGATTGATGCGGTCGGTGCGTCTCCGTCGATGGTGGATGCGTTGATGCCGGCGCAGCGTTCGATCGACACAATGCGATTCAACCTGTTGCTGGCTGCACAGTTCGCGGCGTTCCGTCAGCGCGTGTTCACCGGTTACGACCCGGTGGTGCGCGATGAGAACGGCGATCCGGTCGTCAAGCGCAACGAGTCGGGCGAACCGGTTCTCGATGCGAATGGTCTCGAACAGCCGCTGGTTTCGTCTCCTGGGCGTGTCGGTGTCGATCGGGCGTTGGTGTTCCCGGGTGCGGACACGAAGGTCTTCGATCTCACTGAGTCGAACCTCGGGAACTATGTGACGGCTCTCGACATGCTGGTTGCAACGTTCGCTGCGATCGCACAGGTACCTCCGCAGTATCTGATCGGTGACTTCAAGAACGTTTCCGGCGACCTGATGGTGGCGACGGAAGCTACGTTGCGGTCGTTGGTCACTGATCTGCAGACGGCGTACGGGGAGTCGAACAAAGAGGTGGTGCGGCTTGCCGCGATCGCCCGCGGTGACGACCCGGATTCGTTGAGCGATCTCGAGGTTGATTGGTCGGATGCGGATCCGAAGAACATCAATCAGCTTGCGTCTGCGGCTGCGCAGATGGTGCCGAATGGTGCCCCGTTGAAGATGTTCCTCGAGCAGTGGCCGGGTTCGACGCCTCGCACGGTGGAGCGGTGGATGGATGATGCCGCTTCGGAGATGGCGCGCGTTTTGGGTAACGATTTCGCTGCGACGGAGACAGGGCCGAAGCCGGATGCCGGATGATGCGTTAGTTCTCGGTGCTCGGTTTTATGACGGGCAGGCTCGCCGAAACCGTGTGGCCGCGTCGGCGGTGCAGAGGGCGTGGAGGCGTGCTGATTCGTCGGATCTGTCGGGGTGGTTCGAGGAGAACTATCTCGATGTGACGTTGCCGGTTCTGCAGGGCATGGAACGCAGTGCTGGGGCCGCACAGTCGTACATGGTGGCTCAGACGGCAGCGCAGGGCATCGACGCACCGTCTGGGCAGGTGGATCCTTTGGGGTTCACACCCGGGCTCGATGAGACTGCCGCGATGACGTATTCGGCGTCGGTGATTCCGATGAAGGAGGCGATCGCGGAGGGCGCCGGCTTGCGGGCAGCGACCGCGTTGGCGAACCGTTCCTTGGTGCGCCTTGCCTCTACGTTGGTTGCTGACGCGGGCCGGGAGGCTACGCAGGCGTCTATGGCAACCACCCGGTTCGGTGGCTGGGTGCGCATGTTGCGTCCTCCGTCGTGTAAACGGTGCGCGGTGCAGGCCGGCAAGTGGTTTCGCTGGAATGAGGGGTTTGAGCGTCACCCGAACTGCGACTGCATTCATATTCCGTCAGCGGAGGCTATCGCTGGGGATCGCTCCCTGGACGTTACGGCGGCGATCCGTTCCGGTCAGGTCACCGGATTGTCGAAGGCGGACACTCTCGCGATCCTCGAGGACGGTGCGGACCCGAGCCAGGTGATCAACGCTAGCCGCGGTATGTCGACGTCGAATGTGTTCGGTCAGCGGCTGCAAACAACCACGGAGGGCGTGACGCGCCGTGGTGTCGCCTACCGGTCGATGGGGCAGGCGCAGTATGTGCGCCGCCAGGGCGAGATGAAAGCCGCGGGACAGCGTTACCGGTCGTGGCGTTCGGCACGCCTAACCCCGTCTGCGATCTATGGGATCGCGGAGAACCGTGCTGATGCGGTGCGTTTGCTGCGTTTGTACGGCTACATCCTTCCCGAGTGATCGGGACTTAGATTCCCCCGGGTCAAGCCGGGGTGCGCGTGACCGCTGCGCTCTCAGCGGGTGTAGGAGAATCATGTTCAAGAATCAGGTCATTGCCCCTGAGGTGATGGATCCGTTCAGTTTCGGTCGTCGTGGACGCATTTCGCGTGCTCATCCGCGGCGCGATGAGGGCGGACACGAAGGCGGCGCACCCGGTGCAGGTGAGGCCGGCGGCGATCCTGGCGACGGTGGGAAGTCTGAGAAGACGTTCACTCAAGCCGATGTGGATCGGATCTTGCAGGGCAGGCTCGCGAAGTACGCCGACTACGACACCCTCAAAACTGAGCGTGACGAACTGAAGTCGCAGACGGCGACCGCTCAGGAACGCGAGATCCAGAAGGCTCGCGAAGAAGCCCGCGCCGAAGTTCTTTCGGCAGCGAATCAGCGTCTGATCAAGGCTGAGACGCGGGGTATCGCTTCGGAGCTGGGGTTTCATGCACCGGAGAAGGTCAGTCTGTATCTCGATGACATGGACTCCTTCATCAAGGGTGACGACATCGACTCGGAGGCGCTGAAGGCGCAGCTCGAGCAGGTCGCGAAGGATCACCCGTATCTCGTCAAAGAATCTGGCCCTGCATCGCATACCGATGTGGGGATTGGCCGGCGCGGTGACGCGCCGGATCCCGGGCCGGGCACCGCCCGTCTCGAAGCTGCTTTTGATGCGGCTTACCGAAGCAAGTAGACCGCCGTCCGGCGGCACTCATCAGGAAGGAGACAGCGAATGGCTGTCACTCTCGCTCAGGCTGCCGCCGTGGAGCCGGATCCCGTCCGGCGCGGCGCAATCGAAACTCTGCACCAGGTGTCGAACATCTTCGACCGTCTGCCGATCGAGTCGATCCAGGGCAACGCCTACAGCTACGACACGGAAGGTGCCCTGCCGGGTACCGGTTTCCGTACCGTCAATGAGGCGTACGTCGAGTCGACCGGTGTCATCAACATGGAGACCGAGTCGCTCGTGATCCTCGGTGGCGATGCGGATGTCGACCGATTCCTCGAGAAGACGTTCGGTGCTTCCCGTGGTTCGTTGATGGCTCAGCAGATCCGCATGAAGCTGACGTCGTCGCACGGAACGTTCATCGACGCGATGTTCAACGGCGACACCGCGGTCAACCCGAAGTCGTTCGAGGGCCTGAAGAAGCGCCTGATCGGCAAGCAGGTCATGGACTCGGTCAACGGCTTCGGCTCAGAGTCGTTCCTCGACGACCTGGACGACTTCTTCGCCCGGGTTCACGGTGGCGCCCCTGACGTGGTGTACGCACCCCAGGAGATCATTGCGAAGCTGAAGTCCCTCGGCCGCAAGGTTGGCGGCGCCGACTACATCAACTCGGAGATCACCGGCAAGCGCGAGTTCACCTGGAACGGTGTCCCGTTCATCGATCCGGGCGAGCACTGGTCGGGCCGGCGTGTTCTGCCGTTCGATCCGAGCAACGGTTCGGATCTGTACGCCGTCAAGTTCGCGAACAGCTTCAACGACCACGGCGTCATGGGCATCTCGAACGGCGGCCTGCAGGCGTACAACCTCGGTGAGCTTCAGGAGAAGCCCGCCTACCGGACCCGCATCGAGTTCTACTGCGGGCTCGTTGTTCAGGGCGGCAAGGCTGCCGCTCGACTCCGTGGCGTAACGGCTGCCTGAGACCAGGAAAGAAGGTAAATCATCATGGCCGGACGTACTCCCCGACCGAAGACAACGAAGCTTTCCGATGACAATCTGGCGGCCCCGCAGTCGACGTCGGCTGGCGATGCTCCTGCGGACACCTACGACGCGAAGGAACGTGTGTCGTCGGGCCGCCCCGATAAGGCTGCTGCGGCGGCTGCGGGTCATCAGACGGTGAACTCGGTGAGTGTGGTGGGCACTGTTCCTGACCGCACCCCGACCGGCACTCGCACTGAGACGTACACGGCTGTGCGGCCGGACGGCACCGAGGTGACGGTGACGCACAACTACGACACCGGCGAGACGGCGGTAGCTGCCGGCTCCGGAGACTGACGGGAGGGGCGTAGATGACTGTTCCGAGTCCGTTTATCACTCCTGAGGATCTACGCCCCTTTCTTCCGAGTGTCCCTGATTCGGACCTGCAGGATTGGATCGATGACGCGGTGGGGATCGCTGTGTCGATCGCGCCGTGCATCAGCAAGCCGGGGTTTCCGCATGGCGCGGCGCTGAAGGCGATTCTGCGGTCGGCGATCCGTTACAACGCGGGCGCCGGCAATGGTGCGGTCACTCAGGTTTCGGCGGGGTCGTTTCAGAAGACTGTCGATACGCGGCAAACACAGTCCGGCATCTTGTTTTCTCCTGCGCAGGAGGACCGGTTGCGGGCGTTGTGTCGACCTCGTGCCCCGAAGTACGGCGCCTATTCGGTGCCGCTGGGTAGCCCGGAGACGTTGTGATGACGGTGTCTGATTCTGCCTACGAGTTGACGGTCCCGATTCTGTGGGAGCGGTACGCCGGCGGTGGTGAGGATGAACTCGGCAATGAGGTTGAGCAGTGGGGTGCTCCTGAACGGCACATGGTGTTCGGTTGGGAGCCTCCACTGTCGACGGAGCCGGAGTTGGCGGGTCATGACCGTGTGATTGTCGACATGAAGTTGTATGCGGCGCGGTCGTTGAATGCGGGGCCGAAGGATCGGGCTGTGTTGGACGGTAAGCGGTTCGAGGTTGTGGGTTATCCGCAGGATCCGAACAACAATCCTTGGTGGCAGCCGGGTTTGGTGACTGTGCGCCTGAGATACGTGGAGGGCTGATGGCTGTTCGCATCAAGCATCATGTCGCCGGATACAAGGCGTTGCGCTCAGCTCCTGGTGTCGTCGCCGATCTCGAGCACCGAGCTGGTGCTGTGAAGCAAGCCGCCGGCGCCGGCTTCGAGATGGGTTCACGGCAAGGTGCGGCACGCCCCCAGGGTCGTTGGCGTACCTCGGTGGTCACAGCCACCCCGAAAGCGATGCGCAAGAACCAGCGGGAAAACACGCTGCTTCGAGCATTGGAGGCGGGCC